AGTACTTTGATTTAATATATTCTGCTCATAAAAATCAATATCACGATAACTTGTTAAGTTAGTGACAATATCTAATGGTTGCCCTGAAATTTCTAATTGCTCATAATACTTTTGTATGAACTTACCGAACAGTTCATACTCTTCGTTTATAAAATCAGGTAATTGTTGATCAACTAGAAAGGAGATCTTATTCGCAGTCTTTAGCATCCCTACTCTTCTTTATATGCAACGAACTTACTCTTTGACACATCTACGTCTAGATATGCCTCACGTTTGACTTCTATATCCTTATTTGCAGGTTTAACTCGTAACTCTATACGATTATCGGAAAAACTGCCCTTTAAGATAGTAAAGTCAGTGATCATAATCTCACCTTTATCATAATCTACAATACCAACAGAATCATCCAATAGAATCTTCTCATTGGTAATGGAATCTAGTCTATATAGTACCAATTTACCATCTCTATCCTCTAGATATGAGGTATAATTAGGAAACTCAAAGGTTGTCATACCCGTAGATGACACTACAGGATTGTCACAATCCTTTTTAAAAGGATTTTGATAACAAACTTCATAATATGAAGATGAATTTATCTGTGCTATAAAATCTTTTCTCATAACAATATCAGTATCATTTGAATTGATAGCACGATCTGCGTTATCAATAACACTAATAAATTTACTATACCTAAACTTACCATTAAACTTTTCAGTACCAGAGGTTTTGAGATAATCCACTACTGCTGTTGATGATTTTGATACTATTTCCGTAGGAAGTAAATTAGTTTTAATTCCATTATAGTAAATATTGCTTATCAATTCCAAATGTAATATGGAAGGATCAACAATTTCAGGTCTAATTGAAGCAACACAATATTTTTTGAGATCATTCTTCAATTCATTTTTAGTAAATGCTGATAATGTAGCGGCTTCAGTGGGTTTAATAGAAAGAAATACTTTACCATATGCAGGTGGTTCTTGATCCTCACCACCAAATACGATGATATCACTAACTGCTGGATATAAGTTTCTGACTATAGCCTTATAATCATTAGTTGTTACTGCTCTATTCTGTGATCCATATAGTTTAGGAGCATTATATTTGATTTTATCAATAGATTCAATATCTGCTCCACCACTTGCTATTGATGATGTTGATATATTACTTACAGAAAATGGAACTGTTATAGAAGATCCATTCTCATCTTCCATTAAACCGTTAAATGTAAAGGTTTTTGCTCCATTGGTAGTAGGTCCATTTGTTATAATATAAGACATTTGTACTACTTGTCCAGGTACAAGTGCCTTACCTAGTATTCCATCACCAAAAAATATTTCATAATCTTCATCTTCTGATTCATTAACGAAGTATACACTATCTTCTGCACCAATATCCAATATATTACTTGCTGATTTAAATTCAGTAAATACTGTTGATGAAGAAGACTCAAATACTTTTATATTAATAGTATTGGTATCAACTCCACTATTTGATATTTTAAATTTTTGAGAAGAATCACTAGAAACCTCAGTTGCGGTCTGTATGAATGAACCTTCATACACTTCAATATCAGTAAAACTTGCAACTCCATTAGCAACAGATGCTTTATTATCTTCTTTTAGTATAAACCGATACAAAGAACCATCAAAATTGGTAACAAATCCACTTCCTGCTTTAATGGTTACTGATGATGGTGGTGTTCCCCCAAATGATATATCCAAATCAATCGCTGCCTTTGGTGCTGTAACTGATTTGGGAGAATAACCTAACTGCTTTGCCAGAGATACCACATTGTCCCTCAGAGACGCTGAATCAAGGAACAGTTCATTCACTACCATATTGGTATTAAACGCCGTGTAGTACGTATTATATGCTAATACATCAAGAAGGTTACTTATTGCAGATCCTTCAAAATCATAATCTGTAAATTCCGTCTGATCTCTCATGTACTCTTTGAGAGCTGTCTTAATATCAGCGAAGTCTAAATTGTTTACTTGTGTATATGGCATTATCTCGTCCTAGTTAAGAAGAACTCTACAGCAGTTGGTGGTTCATCAGAACCTATTATTTTATAAACCATTTCAACATCAAATCCATTATCATCAAAGTTAGGAATAACGTCTAGTTGTACAATTCTTATTCTTGGTTCAAATGATGTAACTGAATATTCTATATTAGTTTGGATTGCTTGTGCAGTACCAAAGTCTAATGGTTCAAATAGATAACTTCTTATATCAGATCCATAGTCGTAATTAAACGGACGCTCACCCTTATTAGTAAGCAATAAATTCACAATTGCTTGCTTAATAGCAGAAGCATCCCTACTAACAACTAAGTCATTAGTAACAGGATGCTTCTTAAATGTAATATTAATGTCCTTGAAGGACAACTTACTCGCCATTACCGACAGATATACGAAGTCAGTAGTTATTTAGCGACTTTTATCCTACTTTATAAAATGTATACTTCAAAAACAATTCTTCTCCCTTCTTAATCTCTTTAATGGTCTTCATATAGTAGATTCTACCCCATCCTTGGTCTTCATACCATTTAACACAATTGGGATCATCAGAATGGTTTACGAACCCTCCTAAAGGGGTTCGCATGATCTCTTCATCAACTACCACGTGGGATATACCAAGGTACATCATAGCATCTATATCTTCTTTCGCAAAAAGACCTTGACCTGCTATAGGACTATCCTTTATATGTAATTCTTTCGGTAATGCTTGATAAGTCATTCGGAGATTTTCGGCGTTCGGAGAGTCAGCGTCCCTGCCCTCTATACTTCTTCTTACGCCCGTTACGTGCTGTCGCACTAAGCTTCGTATTCTGTGATTTACCCTGACGAGTCATCTTAGGTTTTGGAGCAATGTAGACTCCATCATTATATAATGCCATATTAATATCTTACTCTTGTACATAATTGTATTTTAGGATAAAGAGTCACATCTGTCAAGACTCTCTGTTGTCCATTCGGTATATCTGCATGATCCCCAGAAACTGCAACAAGACCCCCATTAATTTTGACTTTCGTATTCACGACATGTCTAATAGTTCTGGGAAGTGGGTTGCATGGTAAGGGTGGAACAGTCTGAGGTACTCCTTGCAATGTAGGAGATGGTGTACCAAGTGATTCACCATAACATTCTAAAGGTACTGCTGCATCTTTAGGACCAACACTAATGTTGGGAGATATATGTGGAGCACCTGCTAATGGTGTTAACGGATATAAACAAAAAATTACTGGAGGAGCTTCATGAGTAGGATGTGCTCCACCAGGCCAAAAACTGACGTTATCTACTGTTGCTGATCCTGCGATAAATGCCATTCCTTTAATTCATCTATATCCTTATGTAGTCTGTCAAGTGTATCTACTATAGTCTCGTGTTGCTCAGACTTCGGTGGACGATACATCAATACTGGTTTCTTTAAACTGTCTACGCCCCTCTCCAAACTCTTCAATCTCATCTCCGTTGCTAACTTGACTTGATCGTGTGTTGATAGTCGGGATATCTTGTGATCCAACTGATTTAACCTCTCGTACAACGGTTGGAGTAACTCGTTGAACTTCTCCATTGTCAATAGGTTGTCTGCTGTCATTATCTTGTCCAGAGAATCTTTGTGCTGCTGCAACTTCAAACTGATCACAGAACTGTTCAAAGTTATCTAATATATCTTCGTATATATTACGTTCCATATGTTTCAGGGGGTTCGGGCGGACCTTCTAGTTTAGGAGACTTACTGAATCTTACATCTAAATCTAAATTCAGCAACTTATCCTCTAATGCTACTACTCTACCTGATAACTCTTCAAGTATTTCAATTATCCTATTGATTTGCTTCTCGTGTGTATACACTGCATACTTCGGATCCTTCAAAAGTTCTTCATGTACATCGTTAGAATCTAGCTCGGGTTTTTCAGTCATTTTTTACCAGGAAAATTTTTTTCAAATTATAGCACAGAACTTTTCATTTTGCAAATAGTCTGTAAAGATATTTAGCGAGACGTATGAGCATATCAATAAACTCAGAGAACGCAGAATACTTCCTCTTCCTTTTCCCTGAAATTCTTTGTGGGCGTTTTTGTGATCTTATGTATTTCTTCT